AAGTGATCCGCTTTGCCCTGTCTTCGTCAGACGGCCAGCTTCTTTAAACTGAAACCGCTGGGGGTCAATGCCAATATCAGCAACGGGATACGCGCCGACAGTGCCAGCTGCGTAGTCCTCGCGGGTAGGCGGTGCCAGCTCTGCGATAGCAGGCTCCGGCAGGTCGTCAGGGACAGTCTCGCCAGGCGCGGTTGCCCTGTAGACGGCTTCAACGTTTTCGACGCGTTCCTGCGCCTCAATCATTTGATCAGCTGCTTGCATCAAGCGCTGATCTATTGCTTCGGCTCTGCCTATAAGGCTGTCAGTTGTGGCCTCAATTTCATCGAGCTTTCGATTAATAATTTGCTCATCTGTCTCTGCTACTGCTTCACGCCTTGGGCTAATAGCTTGCTCCGCCAAAACCGTGTTGACCTCTGCCACCACGTCGCGCTCAGCTTCAGGCGTGCGGCCTGTCATGCGTACAGGAGCTTGAGTCGCTTCTACGTCAACGACTTGCTGGTCTGCAGCGACCTCTGCCTGGTCTGCAGCGACCTCGTCCAGCCTCTTTGCAAGCTTGACTTCAGCAACAGCACGATCAGCCTGTGCCTCTACATATTCACCAGCCAACCGCCGGCCAATTGGACCGCCAACCATTTCCAGGCCAGCGCCAAGAAACGTGCCAGCGAACGCGCCCATAAACGCACTCTTCAGCCGTTTTTCGTCAGCCGTGTCGTCGTCTGTTGCAGCTAGGTAGTCGTTGACAAAACCTTCGGCAAACGTGCCGTCGGTGTACGACTTGACCGCAGCTCCAAAATTTTCATACGGGTTTTCAAAGTAAAAATCGTTGATTCCGCCAGCCAGATAGCCCTCTTGCGCGCCTTCAATTCCACGGCCAATTGCCCTCTGCCTTACACCCTGAAGGCCTGGAGCACGGCTTGCCCTCATGCGTGCGGCGTAGTTAGGCGCAATTGGGATGCGCGGTGTCCTGATTCCGCCTGCCTTAAGGCCACTGGCAATGGCAGCAAACTGCAGGCCTGACGCCGTCAGGTCGCCGACAAAGTCCATTACTGGGTTGCCGCTTGGCTGATACAGCGGCTTACCCGTTATCGGGCTGGGCGGGTTTGGCTCTGCCGCAGACGGAGCTCTTAAGCCAACACGATTAGCAAAGTCT